AATTTATTATTATATTTTGTTAGATATTAAACATGCTATGTTACTTTAAGAACAATTCTAGTCTCAGTTTTGCACCTGAGTTAATTTTCGCTATTGCTACTCCCCATTTTATATAACGTCAAGTTTTATATATTTACATTTCTAATTAAAAATAAAAATACACAAAAATTCAGAAAATATGAAAAATACAAAAAGTATAAATATCAGTTTTTATGATCTTGTCTGATATAGTTTTATGTATAATACAAATTGTATTTGGGACTGATATACATTAGTATCCCCTGTAATTAATCATAGGGACTTCATGGACCCCTATGGTTAAGAGCACAGGTGAAAGTGTATTTCTAAGCAGTTAGACTCTGCAGCATGTTTTGGCATGTCTAAAAACCAAATATCCCTCCACCGGGAGAAATAATACGTGTTTTACAACTCAGAACTACAACTATAATGAATACCGATTTAATTGTTAAGAACAAAAACGCGATTGCTTTAAACAAGGACTTCAGTTCGATTTATATGGAAGGAGATTCCGATCTCCATCTTATTCGAATTTTTTTACATACTAGATTACCACTAGTATGCGCTGATAACATATTATCTTTTCATGATGATTATGTTGTACAGGAAGTATTGACCGGAATGGTCAGTAAGGTTTTAAAATCTTATGGTTATTGTAGGCCATGGATTTTTTCAGGAATGTATTCCACTCATTTGGCAACAACCACCACTCAATCTTTATTATTAATGGATCCGAATGGATTTGATAAATATTTGACTGGTGAATACACAAATGATGATATGGAATTGTATGCACCAGGTATGTCTGAAGATGAAATTTTGGATGTTCAATATGGGTTAATGCCTTGGATTGTTGGATTATACGTACGCAAGATTGAGTACGATATTGCTGCAACAATGGCATTTTCTTTAAATCCCATTATGACGCCTTCAATGATTTCATATGAAGATGCTGGTGAAGATTATCAGGTCTCCCTCTTACCAGAATTGGTATTAGAAAGTGGAGATTTCGATTTATTTGCAGGTATGGACCAATTTAATAGGTTCTTACCACATTTTATCTTTAAGAAGGAAGACATTAGATACTATGTTAAATTGCTTGAAGATGTGCTTCATTTCAGGCGTTTAGCTATGAATACTGTTGTTGGAGAGTCTCGTTTTGATACTATATTGCATGCTTTCGTAATTTTTATTAAATTACGATATAGTGAGGCGTTGGTATACACCATAAGTGATAAATTAATACCATATATGCAAAATGTTATAATTGGCTCTTTGGATATGTCTGAAGTGGGAGTTGAAAGTGGAGATTTCTCAGCTGGTGAATTTTTGACTAAAGCACGTGACCATCTGACTTCGGCAGAGAAATTTAAGGATAGTATGATTATGGAGAAGCTTAAAAGATGTATTTTCTTTGCTTTGAGTACTAGCCTATTCACAAAAATGGGTTTATCTTTTGATGCAGTGGGTTACTCGCGGATGGAGGAAGCTGCTATGCGTAAGAAATTTGGTTCAACCAAATTGGATACTATGTTGGCATTAGGCGATGCGGTTTTATTCCTAGCAGAGAGAGGATATCAAATTTACTTAACACGTGATCCTGAAACCATATTTCACAGTGGTGGACAATATCAAAAGGTTTTCGAGAAAACTCGAGAATTAGAAAGAAGGAAAAATTTGTTGTCTAACCCTGAGGAACATGGTTTCACTGAAAGTGAGTATCGTGCTGATTTGGATGATACCATAGAAAAATTGAAGTCTGTTAATAAACATAGTCATCGTTTGGATAAGATTGAACGGAAGAATATAGAATATACATTAAATTCTATGTTGATGATAAGGGATGATATTACTACTAAGAGAGCAGCACGACGCAATAGGAAAGCACCTTTTGGAGTTTTGTTGTATTCTGCTTCAGGACAAGGTAAAACTACTGTCACTTCGATGTTGGTGGCTTTGAATGCTGCGCACAAGAAATTACCTCAAGGCTCTGAGTTCATTTATACACGTAATCCAGCCGATCCATTTTGGAGTGGTTTTAACTCATCATGCCACACCATTATCTTAGATGATGTGGCATATAAATCCCCAAATTTGGGTGATTCGTCATCTGTAGATGAGATTATCCAAGTCATGAATAATGTGGCATTGTGTCCTAATCAGGCATCTCTTGAGGAAAAGGGTAGAACACCTGTTTTGGCAGACTTTGTCATTGCTACCACTAATGTTAAGGATTTGAATGCTTTTCATTATTTTGCATGTCCATCGGCTACTCAGAGGAGGTTGCCAAATATCATAACACCCAAGGTGAAAAAGGAATACTTGGATGCTTATGGTATGTTGCATGTTCCAGATGATGTGGAACCTTCAGCTTTTCCTGACTATTGGACTTTTACAGTAGAAAAAGTTCTTTCGCAACCGGAGGCCAGAATTGGTTATTTGGCCACAACCCGTACAATATTACAAGATGTGGATCAGAAAACATTCTTCAAATGGTTTTTGGAAGAGAGGGAAAAATTCGACATTGAACAAATGAAGATTAAGAAGTGTGTTGAATTGCAAAATGAAATAGTGTTGTGTCAAAGTTGTGGTTTGCCTGACACTATTTGTGGATGTGGCATCGTCCTGGAAACAGATGACTATATATGGTATCACTTTGCAATTTTGCCTCTTATATTATTTATGTATGGATTCTGGAAGAGTGATTATATGTCTCCAATAAGAGTTCGTATATATCGTATTAAATGGCTGGTGACGTGGTTTTTCTGGTTCGATGAGAAAACTTCTATGGCTCGAGCAAAAGCCAATTACTATATGTATAGAGCCCAAACTGCGGACTATTGGTATTTCATGGGTGAAGCCATGATTGGAACTTTTTCTGTTGGCTTATTATTTTCCACTATATCGAGTATACTGACAACGTGGTTGACTACTGTTCGTTGGAAAGGTGTGGAATTGGAATCTGATGTCAATGGTCTGGGACATATGCCGGTGTCAGATTTACGTAAAAGAACCAATGTATGGTATAATGATTCGTATAGTTTGACTTCATCCAATTTCACTCCAGCAAGTACATCATCCAAAGGTATGAATTTTGAGAATTTTTGTGATAAAATTTCAAAAAATTGTATTGTGTTGACTTGTTTGACTATTGAAGGTAAATTCAGGCCATGTCGGGCTATATGTCTGGGTGGTCATATCTACCTGACTAATAATCATAACATTCCTGAATGTGTGAATACTATGGATGTTAAAATCATTCAAGGGCCCCAATCGCAAGGTGTGACTTCTAATATTCAGTTCAAAATGTCGGAAGATTGTATACATCGTTACCCTGAGAGAGACCTGGCAATATTAATCATAAGACAAAATCCCCCTAAGAAAAATATTACTAAATATTTTCTTAAAGGAGACGTCAAGACAGTGTTGAATGGTGCTTATGTCACTCGTGATTATGATGGTAACACGAGATCTATTCCAGTTCACAATTCGCGTTGTTCAACAGAACGAGTTAAAAATAAGGAATTATCACATGAGGTTGCTCAGAAAGTGTGGATTAGTACTCGCAAAGATGTCACAGGAAAAGGTTTCTGTGGATCCCCTTTAGTGTTGAATTCATCATATGGTTATTTTATTGCTGGTATTCATTTCGCCTTTGAACTGGCTGATGAATCGGCAGTTGTGGCACTCAACATTAATCAAGAAATGGTAGCCAGTTTTTATAACAAATTTGAAAAATATGGTGTAGAATCTGGAAATTTTGATCGCATATCTAGTGATAACATCAAAATGACATTAGGTGAATTACACTACAAGTCCCCATTTCGTTATATTGAAAAGGGTGTTGCCAACGTATTTGGTTCTTTATTGAATACAAGGGCCAGACCAAAATCCAGGGTATCGAAATCCATTTTTTACTCTTTCTTAAGTAAGAAAGGAATGCAAACTAAATTCTGCCAACCGGATATGACATCTTGGGTGTGTTACGGTATAAGTGCCGAGAAAATGGTTGCACCCGTAGTGAATCTTGATGAAGGAATTCTGTCTAAATGTGTTGAAGGTTTCATAAAAGATGCTAATTCACGCATGGTTGATAGAGAGAGACCCCAGAAAGAATTTCATATATTGGATCTAAGAACCGCAATAAATGGCAATATTGGAACAACTTGGCTTGATCCATTAAATAAGAAAACTAGTGCAGGTGCTCCTTGGAACCGGAGCAAATTGTGTTTTCTCATTCCTGATGAACCTGGTGAGGATTGTTTTGTACCATCAAAATTGGTTCCAGAAATGGAACAACGTATGTCAGATTTGTTAAATGTCTACAAAGAATACAAGATGGCACATCCTTTATTTCGGGCACATCTTAAGGATGAACCTGTGTCAGAAAGAAAAGCTCTTACTGGTAAAACGAGAGTTTTTGGAGGCGTTGGAATGGATTGGACTATTTTGGTTCGTATGTTTCTTCTCGGTTTCATACGTATGGTACAAAACGAGAGATATGCATTCGAGTGTGCCGTTGGTATAACAACTGCAAGCTTGGAATGGGAAGAACTCTATGATCACATCACGAAGTTTGGATGTGAAACTATAGTGGCTGGAGATTATGAGAGTTATGATAAAACTATGTCCCCTGTGGAATCCCTAGCAGTAGGGGATATAGTAGAATATTATGCAAGGGAAAGTGGTAACTTTTCTGATGAAGAAATTAAAATCATTCGTTGCATTTTTGAAGATGCAGCCTATCCATTGTATGATTACAATGGCGATTTAATACAGTTTTTCGGAACTAATCCATCAGGTTGGCCACTTACTGTCATTATCAATTGTATAGTTGGTAGTTTGCGGTTCAGATATTGTTATTATGTCCTAAATCCTAAGAAAGAAGTTAAATCTTTCTTAGATAATGTAAGTCTAATGACTTATGGCGATGACAATATTTGTTCCGTAAATAAGAATATACCTTGGTTTAATCATACATCAATTACATCAGTTTTTTCTGATGTAGGTATTGGTTACACCATGCCAGACAAGGAATCAATTTCTGTTCCATACATAACCATGAATGAAGCTACTTTTCTGAAGCGAACGTGGGTATGGAGTGAAGATTTGATGTCTTATGCTTGTCAACTGGACAATGAATCGATCAATAAAATGTTGATGGTAGTTGTCCAATCTAAAGAAGTGTGTGAGGAAGAACAAATGGCGTCTATTGTTATCTCTGCCATGCGTGAATATTTCATGTATGGGAGGGAGAAATATGAAACAATGAGTATCATATTAAGAGAAGCAATGGAGTTGCACGATTTGACAGTGTATATCAAGGATGCAACGTTTCTCTCTTATGACTCATTATTGTTAGAGTACAAGAAAAGCTCACGATATTGTTTATCTTATGATAAACACTATGGTCACTTAGAGTTAGAATCTGGTGACATAGAAGGGTCTTATTCATTCCCCCTTGATAAATATGGATGGTATCGTCCTCCATCCATACTTGATCAAGAATGTCAAAATCACAAGTGTAGCACTGGTGTCCGTAGGGAGAACCACAGTAATATAGTATCGACTAATGAATGTGGTTTGGGGCTGATGAGTATAAGCCCACTAATAAGTGGTAAAGCTACGGGATACTCATTTTTAAAAATGGAAAAAACTTTTGATAATTATAATTACAAAGAATATGAACTTGAATCTGAGGATTCAGGAATAGATTTGACTATTGTGCCTACTTCATCTAATGAAATAGCACAAAATGTTGAATTTGAGGATATGGACAATAATGTTATATTGAACATACCATATAATATATCTGCAGCTAATGTGGATACATCCCAAAATGTGGAATTGGGAAATTTCCTTAAACGACCAGTGCAAATTAAGGAAATAAATTGGCAAATTGGTACGGAGATAGATACTGTATTCTTCCCTTGGAGTGAATACTATCTACACCCTTCTATTAAGAAGAAAATTGATAACTATTATTTGTTAAGGTGTAATTTGCATCTTAAAATAGTGGTAAATGCGTCACCCTTTTATTATGGTGCTGCCATTGCTAGTTATTCACCTATGGAATTCTTTTCTCCATCTCCCGTACTTGCCAGTGCAGCTGGTCTGGACCTTGTACCAATGTCTCAACGGCCACACATTTATATTTACCCACAGAGTTCACAAGGGGGAGACATGATTTTACCTTTTATCTATTATAAGAATTGGATTGATGTCACATCTGCAGCAGATGTTGCCGATATGGGTGCATTGAATATCAAGTCTTTTGGTAATTTATTAAATGCCAATGGACTGACTTCTGATACGATTAACATACTGGTGTATGCGTGGGCAGAAGATGTGGAGGTGGCTGGTCCAACCATTGCGTTAGCCATGGAATCTGGAGACATGAAGCCGGATGAATATGGCTTTGACGGACCTGTATCCAGGCCTGCCTCTGCTATTGCAAGAGCTGCAGGGTTACTTGAAAATGTACCTGTTATTGGTTCATTCGCCACAGCAACATCATATGCGGCCGGTCAAGTGGCCTCAATAGCATCATTATTTGGCTTTACAAATGTGCCAGTGATTGATGACGTCAAGGCTTTTCGAAATCATCCTTTTCCAAATATGGCCAGTACTGACATTGGAACTCCTGTAGAAAAGTTAACACTTGATGCGAAGAATGAACTTTCAGTCGATGCAAGCGTGGTATCAGTGTCAGCTGATGATGAGATGAATATATCTGCTATTGTGCAGAAAGAATCATATATTTGGACTGCTACATGGACTTCTGCTAATGTAACTAATGATAGTTTATTTTTCACAAAAGTAACACCACGTTTAATACGTTCAGAAACTCCTGCTACAATATATGGTACTGCATTGTACTATACTCCAATGGCCCATGTGTCTGAGGCTTTTGAATATTGGAGGGGAAGTATTATTTTCCGCATCAAAATTATTTGCACTAAATATCATCGGGGTAGACTGCGTATCAATTGGGATCCACATGGTGCTATTGGAGTAACAGGCGATTATACTACTGAGGTATACACTAAGGTAGTTGATATTACAAAGGAGACTGATGTGGAATTTGTAGTGCCTTATACTCAGGAAACTTCTTACTTGAATGTACATAAGTTTTATGGACATAATATGGCTACGACGTCCAATAACCCTCCTAATAACCTGTATGAAAATGGAGTACTCACTTTGCGTGTTCTAAGTGCTCAAACAAGTCCTGTAACTTCGGCTGATATCAAAGTATTGATATTTGCCAAAGGAGGACCTGACTTGGAATTTGCAGGTCCAAGCAGTATTAATAATAAATTGAGTTATTACGCTGACTTGGTGGTGGAATCTGGAGATTATGATCATGACCCTACTTCATTACACTTGGGACAATATCCTTGTAAAGTTGATCCAAATATAAATCTTATTTATATGGGGGAATCGATTAAATCTATCAGATCTTTGGTTCGTAGGACTGGAATGTATTTCCGTGCATTGGCTCCAGCCGTGGGATCAGCTACAGCTATTTATGAACTGGAAACTACATTATCACGTTGTCCATTATACCCCGGATTTGATACGAATGGTATTAACGGAGCGGTGTCATCGGATGCGTCTGATAAAACGTATAATTTTACCAATTGGCATTATGTAACCTGGTTTTCACCTTGTTATATTGGTGAAAGGGGATCTTACATTTATTCCATGAATCTCTGTAGCGTTGGTAATGTAACTTCAGCGACAATTAGTCGTGCCAACAATATACATACATATGCTGAGGCGAGTTCAGTGACAACCTTCTCATCAATGGCTGGTATTGATTGGCAAGCACAAATATCAAGAAATGTGTTGACTGATGGATTAGAAGGACAAGCTACTGTTAATCAGAATTCACAAGCTGGTATTGTGGCTTTAGTACCATTGTATAGTCGATTTAAAATTGTGAGTACCACGCCCATATATCGAACTAATGGTTCATCTATTGA